AGTCAATTAGGAGAGGTAGGTACAAGGTTTGGAGATATTGGTGCTAAATTTGGAGGTTTGGGTGACGTTTATAATCGTTTCGCTGGCACTACTGGAGATTTGGGAAGATTAACATCTGAACTAGGACGTGCTGATTTAGGATCACTTACAAGTCTTGGTGGCATGGGTCGTAACTACCAACAACAAATTCTTGATTCTTACAGACAAAATCAAATGCAAAATATTATGGAGCCTTATACAAGACTTCAATTAGGGTCTAGCTTCTTATCAGGTATGCCAAGCTCTGACATAGCAAGTACGTTTCAATCTACAGTAACACCAGCAACAAACCCATTCTTAGCAGGTATAGGTGCTTATACAGCCTTACAGGGTGTTGCTCCATACGGGAAGTAAATTATGGTACAAATAGGAAGATATAGTGGACCTGGCAGAGGATTAAGTGAAGCTGGTGCTAATTTATTTAGTGGTGCTAAAACAAAAGGTGGATCTCTTTTACAAGGTATAGGAAATGCAATTGCAAGTGGTAGTGGTGAAGCCATAGATATTATAAGAGATATTTATAACACTGGTAATTTTGCAATGGATCAAGCAAAAAAAATTCCAACGCCAGGTGATGTTGTTGTTGATACTGCTAAATATTTAGCAAGTCCAAGTGCATCTGCATTAGAAGAACAAAAAAAACAAGAAGAATTAAAATTAATGCGTCCTTTTGGTCCGTTACAAAAATATACACCAACTCCTTTTGATGAATTAAGAGTAGAAGAAGATCAGGGATTGATAGACTCTAATATTCAAAAAGAAATTAACAAGTTAACTAATCAAAAAGGCAAAATTAAAGGTGCAACAGAATCACAACTTACAATAGATGATGATGAAACTTTTGGATTAGGAGAAACTAAAACTGATACAACTAAAGCTGATGCTACTAAAACTGATGCTAAAAAAGAAGAGATTAAAAAACAATCTTTAGATAATTTAGTTGATTCAAGTGCTGAATCATTTTTAAAATCTCTTGAAGGAGATGATTTTAAAATTCGTTCATTAAATGAATATAAAAAAGATTTTGCAGATGCCACTGGTCTTGATGTATCAGGTAAAGCAGATAAATCAACAGCATTAATGGCGTTAGGTTTAGCTCTCATGCAAAATAAAGCTGGTAAAGGATTTAATGTAAGTAATATGTTAAGTGAAGTTGGCAAGGCTGGTGAAGCTGCATTGCCAGCTTTAGAAAAAGCAAAATCAGATGCTAAACAAGCTCAATTAGCTGCTGGTCAATATGCTTTACAATCAAGAGATAGAGATACAGCAGATAAAAAATCAAGATTAACTGAATTAGCAACTTATAAAAGAAATAGACGTGATACGCTTTCTGACTACTACAGACAACTAGGAGATCAAAAAGCAGTTGATTACATTAAACATCAATATGACAAAGAATTAAAATATATTGATTATGCACAAGACAAATTAACAGCAGATGCAAAAGGACAAGAATTTAAAAGTATATATCAAGATAAATTGTTACCAGGTAATGAGCAAGTTAAAGTAGGGTATGGATTTATTGGAACTGAACCAAAATTTATAAATCCAACTGTTGATGCCACACAAGTAACACAGCAATATATTAAAGGTCAAAGAGCGTTAACATCTCTTGATAGATTAGATGGTCTTTTAGCTAGTTTAGAATCAGAACAATCTCCAGCAGGAACTATATTGTTTGATCGTGGCAAAAGTGTTTTATCAGCTTTAGGAATTGGTAAACCTGAAGAATGGTTTGGTGAGAGAGGAATATCCAGAGAGAGTGAAGCACAAGCAATTATAAATGTTTTAATACAAGAAAATAAAAGATTTATTACTCAAGAAACTGGTAATGGTGTTTCTGAGGGTGATAAAGAAGATATTAAAAATGTTCTTGGACGAATAGAGTTAACTAAAAATCCAAGAGAAAATAGACTTATAATAGCTGAATTAAGAGGTATTTTTGACAATCCTATGACAGTATTAGAAAATCAAGTGACTTCATTTTTAGATGATAAAAATAAATATGTTGATAATCAAACTTATCAAAATACAGTTTCTGAAATAGAAAATTTACTAGGTGGTGCACAAAATGTATTACAACAAACTGAATTTGATGTGTCAGAATAATGGGAAATTTATCAGTTAAATTTAAAGATCAAGATTTAAACTTTAAAATTAAAGGTGATAAACCTACTCTTTCTGAGGCTATTAAGATAAACAGAATTTTAGAAAGAAAAAAAAGAGAGGGTAGTGTTTTACAAAGAACTTCACCTACTCGTAATATAGGTGATTTTACAAAAGATACTCAAGATACGTTTGATAGAACGACAGGTGTTCGTAATGCAAAATTACGTGCTTCACTATCTGCTGCAGAAAATGATTCTGAGAAAGAAGCAGTATTACAAAAATTTGGTTTACAAGCCAATGATTATACTCAAGATAACAGAGGTCAATTTGCACTAACTCCTAGTGGAGCTAACAAATTTGGAATTGATACAAATAAAAATGTTATTATTGATGAACGTGGTTTTAGTCGTTATGATTTGGTTGATATGACAGGTCTTGCTCCAGAAGTTGGTGGTGCTGTCGCTGGAGGTTTAAAAGGAGCTACAGCAGGAGCGGCTATAGGTTCTGCTGTTCCTTTAATAGGAACTGGTATAGGTGGTTTAATAGGTGGTATGTTTGGAGCTGCTGGGGGTGCTTTTGCTGGTTCTTTAGCAGAGGAAGCTGTAGAAGGCATGGCTGGTGTATCTAAACAATCAGCAAAAGAAATATTACAAGATGCTGGTAAAGAAGCTCTTTATGCAGGTGCAGGTGAGCTTGTATTTGGAGTGCCATATTTAGCTTTTAGAGCTTTAGCACCTAAGCCAGGATTAATTAAAGAGGGTGGAGAAAAACTTGATTTAGCTGGTAAAGCTCAAGAAATGGGCTTTCAATTAAGTAAACAACAAATGGATTTAGGACCTATACCAGCTAGAATAGAATCAATAATGGAAAGAGTTATTGGTCAATCACCAAGAACTGCTGCAAATTTTAAAGCTCTAAAAACAAAACTTGATGAATATAATAATTTTATTAAACAAGCTCAAAGTAATGACAATAGAGTAGCAGGAGATTTATTCTATGAAATGTCTAAAAATTCTGGAACTCAATTTGCAAAAACACAAAAAAATGCTTTAGATGCAATTAATAATAATTTAAAAGAAGCTGCAGATGTTTTAAGTAGTGGTTTAGCAAAAAATGAAAAAGTAAGCGAACAATTGTTCAAACAACTAAATGATACATTTAAAATATTTGAAGATGTTTCTGCAAGAAATTTTCAAAACATAAATAATCTTTTAGAGTCAAGTGCAGGTTCTGCAAACATACTTCCAACAACAGCTATAGATGAAATAGCAGAAAACATGATAAGAAGATTTGGTTTAGTAGATGATGGTGTAACTATTAAACCTGGAGCTGGTGCAGATGAACAACAATTTGCAGCAGCAGAAATAGTTCGATCTTTAAAAGCACTTGGAACTGAAGGAAAAGATGGAACAAAAGCAATGAGTTTTGCAGAAGTTTATGCTAGAAGAAAAGCGTTTAAAAATAGCCAATTAGGACTTAGTAATATACCAGTTGAAGGAACAACTAAAACATTAGAAGAGATACGTGCACCATCAGTAAATTTAAAAGGATTTATGAAAAAAATAGAAGATGCTTTTGATGATAGTTTAGAAACACAGGCAACTGATGAATTGTTACAAAGACTAATTGGTCAAAAACAACTCACACCAGATGAAGTTAAAAAAATACAATTAGGACGTGATCAAATAAAAGAAGCTAGAAGAGCATATGCTGAAGGTGCAAAATTTTTTGGCGATATAGGAACAATTGTTGGAACAAGAAATTTATTAGGTAAATTAAACGCTGGTCAATTAACAAAAGTTGATTTTGAAAACAGCGTTATGAATATTATTAAAAATAATAAACCTAAAAACATAATAAATTTAGGTAAAGCTATGGGTGGTGGAACTAAATTTAATAATTTAAAAAAACGTATGGGTAATGTTTGGTTAAGAGACAATCTTAAAACAAGTGGTTTTGATACAATTAATCCTAAAAAATTTAATCCTCAAAAATTTAAAGAATCAGTTGATGCGTTAGGAACAACTGGTGATGAGTTATTTGGTGCAGCACAATATGGTCAAATTAAAAAATTTGCTGATGATTTTGAAAATCTTAATTTAACAAATATAACAGATGATATGATTGATGAGTTTGCAAGAAGAACTCAAAATGTTTTACCAGAAGAAATTGATATAGTTGGTAATTTAAGATTATTAAAAGAAGCTGGACAAAATCTTAATGCTATACAAAAACGTGGAATATTTAAAAGAATTAATGATGGAGATTATATAGATAGTCCTGATGAAGTTGTTGATTTAATTAACAGCAACAGCACTAAAATGAATGAATTAAAACGTATAATGAAATATTATGAAGGTGATGATAAAGCCATTCAAACTATAAGAGCTAGTTTTTTACAAAAAGCATTAGATGGAATAGGAGCTACAAAAGATGCTAAAAGTTTAAATGCTTTAGGTGATAGAATATTGAAATCAGATGGTAAATCTGGTGGTAAATTAGACATCATATTTGGTAAAGATGAAGGAGAAAGCATAAGAGATTTTGCTAAAGTAATTAAATTAATAGCATCAGATCAACCATCAGGAGATTTAGTTGCAGGAAATATTGCTACTAACTTTATGAGTAATATAGGTAGAATTGCTCGTCTTACAATTGTAGGTCAATTATTAACAGGTAGAGTAGCAAGAGAACAAATTACAGATGCCTATAGATCAACTAAAAATTTATCACCAGAAAAAAGATCAAGAATTTTAGCTAGTGTTGTTAACAGTGTATTAAGACAAACAACTACACAACAAGCACAAGAAATTTTTGATGAAACAAAAAGTCAAGTTACAAGTGCAATAAAAAATACACCACAACTTCAAAATGTAAGTAATCAATTATCAAATCTACAAAAAAATATATCACAGCCTAATTCAGCTTTTGGTTTAGGACAAGTAAATGTAACTCAACCAGCATCAAGTTTAGCTACAAATCCGTCAATTATAGGTTCTAATCCTAATACACAATTAATAGCACAAAGATTAAATCAAGGAAAAATATAATGGACATATCAAAATTAAAAGATCAACTCATCATTGATGAGGGGGTCAAGTATGAGACATACCTCGACCACCTTTCGCTGAAGACCTGCGGCATAGGTCATCTATGTAGAGAGGACGAACCAGAGTTTGATTTAGAACTAGGTGCAAAGGTATCAGAAGACAGAGTTACAGAACTATTTGAACAAGATATACAAACTGTTATCCAAGATTGTAAGAAAGTCTATGATGATTGGGATAACTTACCAGAAGAAGTAAAACAGATTGTAGCAAATATGATGTTTAATCTTGGCAGACCAAGATACAGCAAGTTTCGTAAACATATCCAAGCTGTCATGGACGGCAATTGGCAAGAAAGTGCAAATCAGATGCGTGACTCGAGGTGGCACAAGCAGGTGCCAAATCGAGCAGAGCGTTTATGTAAACGTATGGAAGAAGTTAAACCTGCTTAGCAGAACCAATACCTAAGTTACTATATCTTTTCTCATATTCTTTCTTGACAAGGTTAGATATTTGTTGACCTATCTTTCTGTCTTCATCTTGTGCTATCTTTTTTATTTTTGCATAAGTATCTACGTTTACACTGACACTTTTCCACTTTTCATTTGATGCCATTTAATGTATCCTTTCTAAGATATGATTAAAAAAAGTATACACTATCCTAGACAGTATGGGAAGTACAATAAGTATAATGCTAAAAAAACTGACTTTATGGGATTTAAATTTGATTCCAAATGGGAGGCAGAGCGTTATGGTCAACTTGCATCTATGCAAATGGCAGGAGTAATAAAAGATTTACAACGTCAAATTAAATATGATATTGTAGTTAACGATCAAAAAATTTGTCGTTATATTGCAGACTTTGTTTACAAATTAGTAAACGAAGACGGATCAGAAGAAGAAATTGTTGAAGATGCTAAAGGTGTTCAAACCACTGATTTCATTATTAAAAAAAAGCTGATGAAAGCAATATACAATATAAATATAAAAATTTCTAAAAAAAAATAAAAAAAGTACTTGCTATTTCCGTATAAATCCCATACCTTTAATGGGTAAGGTTTTTAATCATTTAACAGGAAGGAGGATTTATGACAGCAATAGCTACTATCGCAGAGAGCTTGGCAACGCATAAAGAAACTTTAGTTCGTAAGTACGAACAAGCCAAGAAAGAGTTGGAGGATTTTAACAAATCACTTGAGAGCAGATATTCTGATACTGCTAAAGAGATGCTAAAACAAGAAGGTAAAGATTTTGGCACTGCAACTTTAATCGAAAATAATTACAAAATAAAAATTGAGATGCGTAAGAAGGTGGATTGGGAGAAAGATGGTTTAAGAGATTTCTTAGAAACTTTGCCACCACAAGATGCAGCTCACTATGCTAAAGTTAGCATCACTGTTCCAGAGGCTAAATTTGCTAATGCTGTACCAGAGGTGCAGGAAAAGTTAAAGGAATTTAGAACAGTTAGTCTTCAAGGTATCAAAGTAACTTTTGAGGAGATTGAGTAATGGTATTTAAAATTATAGATGCTGAAACTCGGCTCAAAGAAAAACGAGGACATAAAATAGTTATTGGTGGGTCTAGTGGTGTAGGCAAGACTACTCTTGTTCGCACACTGCCATCAGAAACCACTTTGTTTATGGATTTAGAGGCAGGAGATGCCGCTATACAAGGGTGGCCCATAGACGTTATTCGACCCAGAACATGGGAAGAATGTCGTGATTTTGCATGTTATCTTGGAGGTGCAAATCCTGCATTAAACGAAGATCAAATATATTCAGCTAGTCATTACGAAAGAGTTTGCCAAGAGTATGGCAATCCTACAGAGATGCTATCAAAGTTTGATAACATCTTTATAGATAGTATTACTGTTGCTGGTCGTCTTTGTTTTCAATGGTGTCAAGGTCAACCCGATTGTAAGACATCAAGTGGTCGTTTAGATACTCGTGCTGTCTATGGTATGCAAGGTCGAGAGATGATGTCTTGGCTAACACATCTACAACATATCAGAGATAAGAATGTAATATTCGTAGGTATTCTTGATAGCAAAGTAGATGACTATGGTCGCACCAATTATGACCTTCAGATAGAAGGTTCTAAAACAGGACGAGAATTGCCAGGTATTGTAGATGAAGTTATCACTATGGCTATCATGCCAGGCACTGAAGACACAGGACCTTATCGTGCATTTATTTGTCACACTCTTAATGAGTGGGGGTATCCTGCAAAAGATAGATCAGGCAAACTTGAATTAATTGAAGAGCCTAATCTAGGTAAGTTGCTTAGCAAAATGTCAGGCAATCTACCAATAGGAGAAAGAAAATTAGACTTTAGCTTAAAAGAAGAAGGAGGTGAATGATGTCTATAAATTTTAATGATATAGAACCTAGTAGTGGTTCATCTGGAGAGTTTGAACTTATTCCAGAAAATACTATTGCAAGAGTTACTTTGCAACTAGAGGGTGGGAGTTTAGAAATCCCTGAATTTGGTAGAGGTAACTTTTTCAAAGCATCACAAGGTGGTGGTAGGGCTAAGTGGATGCCTGTCGTATTTACCATCAAGGGTGGTGATTATAATGGACGTAAAGTTTGGCATAGAATTTTTGTCGATGGTGATAAAATGAGTGAACGTAATGTTCCTGTCGCCAAAGAGATTGGTTTAAGAACTATGCGTTCTATTATAGAGAGTGCTCGTAACATCAATCCTGATGATACAACACCAAATGCACAACAAGCTAGACAACTCAATAGCATTGAGGATTTAAACAATATGGAGCTATGTGTTAAAATTGGTATTGAAAAAGGAACAAATGGATATGCAGATCGTAATAGATTGATTGCACCATTAACTCCTAATAATGCAGGATATATTAGTGCAACTAATTTTGCACCAGCTAGTACTCCACAACCTCAACAAAATCAGAACGGCAATGTGCCAGATTGGGCGAAATAATGGAAGATAATAATATTGAGCTTAGTCCTGATTTGTCTGCAAAAGAATATGCAAGAAGACAATCGTTGAGGAAAAAACAAAGAACACCTCATTCTGTAAACATTACTTTTAGTGATGAAGAGAATGAAGAGTTCTTAAATAAGAAAACTGCGTTTGAAGATAGTGTAGGATTTTCCGTATCAAAAGTGCAGTTTTTAAAATCTTTGGTGAAAAACGCAAAGTTTTGAGGAGAACGGAGCGTTTTAAAGACCACCAGAGGGGTGGAAAGACATGCTTGTGTATGGTTATACCCCTCAGTTTTAATTTTAATTTAACGAAAGGAGGTAACTCATGGTTGCTAAAAAAACTACAGTTAAAGAAATGGGATTAAGTATTGATCCATTACAACAGACAGAAGTGTCTTTTAAAATTATAGGTACTGCACCTTTAATTTATAATTCAATGTCTTTGAAAGCACAAAAGACTTTGCTTATGGGTGCAGCGAAGAAGACTGCCGCTGAGAAAAAAGAAATCAAACATAATCCTGAAGAGGAATTTGTAGATAGTTGTTATATCAATGGTAGTGATGGCTCTTACCTTAGTTTCCCGTCTACAGGCATCAAGAGAGGAATGGCAACTGCGGCTCTTGAAACTGCTGGTGTAACAAAAGCTAGTATCAATCGTGGTATATATGTTGTGGGTGAGCATATTAGTATATGGGGTAAACCATATATGAATATGTCTGTTGTTCGTTCTTCTGATATAAACAGAACACCTGATATTCGCACCCGTGCTAAATTACCTAATTGGTGTACTGAAGTTACAGTTCGTTATATTAACCCTACATTTAGTCAGCTTGACATTACGGCATTGCTCGTTAATGCAGGCACGTTATGTGGCTTGGGTGATTGGCGAATTGAAAAGGGTGGTCCGATGGGAGGATATAAGATCGTCCAAACAAAAGAAGATCAAAAGATTTTTGATCGTCTAGTCAAAGAAGAGGGTGCTAGTTGTCAAAAACTTGCTTTAGAAAATCCTGAGATTGAGGCACATGATAATATGAGCCACGAACTCTATGAAGCAATTACACATGAGAGGCTTAAAAGAGCGGCTATTATTAAGGAAGTTGCTTAATGGCTAAACCTAAAAGATTTGGCAAAAGAGATCGTCAAGCAATTGTTGATGATTATCTAAATAAAACAGGCAGGAACACTATTGTTCCTGCCGAATTTCACGCATGGTTGTCTACACAGCCTGACCACCCAATGTATAAAGTATTAGAATGGGACGATGAAAAAGCTGCAATTAAATATAGAATACAGCAAATTCGTCAATTTTTTTCAGGTTGTAGAATAACCATTAAATATAAAGATGTAACACCTGATACTGTTGACGTAACAGATAGTATTGGTATTAGTGAACCAAAGGTGTTAAAGTTTCCTACTTATATTTCTCCTATAGATGGTAGAGCACAGGGTGGTGGTTATCAAAAGTTTGACTTGGACAACCCTGAAACTGTTGCTGAGTTATGTCGTCAAGCCTGTAGAGAATTAAGATCTTGGACTAAAAGATATAAAGGTATCTGTGCTGTAAAAGAAGTGGATATAGAGAACCTTGAAGAAGTAGCAAATTCTTTAGAAGAACATAGTGTGGAGAGTGAGGCTATATAAGCCTCACTTTTGTTAAGGCTGTTGTGTCGTGTTGAGGAGGGGACAGGTCAGTTAGGATTATGTTGCGTTGGGATATGTTAAGTTACGGCAGTTCAGTAGGGGTTGGGTTTTCTTGGGTCAGTTAGGATCAGTTGAGGCAGTTGAGTTATGGTGCTGTTCGTTTGGTTCTGTTAAGGCAGTTGAGTTTTATTAGTCTGTGGATGGGAGGGGTGCGTTGTGGTGCGATCCGTTTAGGCAGTTATGGTTGAGGTGAGGAGAGTTGCGTTGAGTTACTTTGCGTTTCGGTATGGCAGTTGGGGTGAGGTGCGATATTCTATGTAGGGGTGCAATAAGTTCAGGCAGTTGAGTTGTGCTATCTTGGGGAGAGGTGCTGTTAGTTATGTTTAGGCTGTTTAGGTGCGTTACGTTCAGGAGAGGTGCGTTCAGGCGAGATTTGTTGCATTGTGTTACGTTCAGTTAAGGCTGTAGAGGAGAGGTGCGTTCAGGACAGTTGGTGTGCGTTGCGTTAGGGTGAGGCAGTTGAGGTTGGCTGAGTTAGGTTCAGTTGAGTTGCGTTGTGGCAGTTGAGTAATTTAATTAAGAGAAAGGAGTAAATGTTGTGATACCATTTCCAAATAAAAAATATAAAACAATATATGCTGATCCACCTTGGCTTGAGAGTGGTGGTGGAAAAATAAAAAGAGGTGCAGACAGACATTACTCTTTAATGAAAACACAAGATATAAAAAATTTACCTGTTCAATCTATAGCTGATGATGATTGTTGGTTATTTATGTGGGTTACAAATAATTTTCTTAAAGATGGTTTGGATATTATGGAAC